TAAACCAATCACTGAAAAACGCGATCTTAGCGCAGGCGGATCTGACAAGATTACTTTCACAACTGTTGCTCCTATCCGTGGACAAGGTGTACGTGGTGAAGAAATCTTAAAGAACGCTACCGATACTCTTGATTTCGGAACATTCTCCGTTGAAATCGATCTCGTTCGTCACGCTGTTTCCTGGACCCAAGTCCTGAAACTTATGAGATTCACCGGTAAGACCATTGACCAGCTTTCAGCTGAAGTCATGTCCGAGTGGATGTCCCGTACCGAGCAAGACCAAATTCAATATGCATTGCGTCAAATCTGCACCGCTAAAGGATCTTCAAATGTTCTTTCCGGATACGGAACAGGAGCAGGCAGCGAGCTTAAATATGTTGACGGCTTAAGCACCGACATCATCCAAGAAGCTAAGCAAGCACTTATCGCAAATGGCGCTGAGCCAATGAACACTGGTGGAGACGAAAACCAAGAAATTCCTGGTTACTTGTTCTTCGCACCAGACGCATGCTTACGCCCATTGCGTTCTGATCCCGACTACTTGGAAGCAATTACTCAAGCCGACAGCCGTGGGCCAGAGAACAAATTGTTTTCCGGAAGCTATGCTAAATGGGACAACAACATAATTGCTAACCATAATGTTCTTATCGACACCGCTCGTGGACGCCAAGGTTCTCCATTACTTCCTACCTTCTACAACTTCGCACCTATCGCTGACGCGACCGCAGGAATTGGTGGAACTGACGGAGATTACATGGCTAACTTCCGTGGTGTATCCATTAACATCCCTGGTGGCGGAGGAGAAACCTTCGCAGTAGATTCCGGAACTCATTATGTTCTAGGTATCGACGCACAAAGCGGTGAGTACAAATTGTACAGCTATGAAGCATCTGCAGCTACTGTTAGCAGCACCGGTGCTTTGACCGACGCAGGATTCGGAACCAAGACTGGCGACGCATTCGCAGAAGGTTCCTTATTCGTTCAAGCTAATTCGATCGGAACTCCTATCGGATACGCACTTGCGATGGGTAAAGACGCTATGTACTTCGCTAAAGGCAAGATCTACGGTGAGCAAATCTTCCATTACGACGACTTCGCCAACTCCGGAAACGAAGCTCATTTGAGCGCTGTTGGTGTTCAGTCCGTCTACGGTATGGCTGCTCGCAAGGACACACGTGGTCGCGTTCCTTCCGTACAACTCATCGAAGTTGTTCGTCAGGTTCCTGGCTTATCGTTGACCCAAGCGTAAGTTCTATGCCGGCTAGGATTTCTACAATCCAACCCTAAAACTTGGCCCCCCGTCCTGAATACTGGGCGGGGGGCTTTTTATATAACAAATAAAGTCATGAAAATTATAATTATTGGTAAGAGAGATCAAATGGGCACGACACCATCCATTCGCGTAAAAGGAATGAGCCAGGTGCGATACAATTTTATATGGGATAAGGAAATTAGACATTATGCCTATGAGCCTAAGAATCAAAAAGAGGTAGATGATATCTTTCGGACTCAGGGAAGACTTTATAAAACCATGTTCTTTTCCGTTTGGCTTGCTCCCGAGACCGAGCCGGAAATTCCGGAAGCTAGACTCGTAAAAGAAGGAATGATCAAGCAATCATTGGCAGAGGTAGAGGTCGCAAGCACAAAGCCAAAGGCCAAAGGTCGCAAGAAGCAACCGGTAGAGAAAGAAATACAGCCTGCGTAATATGTTACAATGGCCGCCATTACATATTTAGATCTAAAAGATCAGCTTGCGTCCATGCTGGGTGCGAGCGAAGTTTCTGATCTTCCACCTATTGACCAGAAGCGTGTTGGTATGTGCGTAAACCAAGCATACCGCGAATGCTATCTTCCAATTGATGGGAAGCGTCCAATGTGGGCACAGAAACGATTCGAAGTATCCTTTCCAGAAGGTGTTCCTGGGGTAGAACTATCATCAAACATTGTATCGGTTGATAAGATTCCTGAGCTCTTAGGAGAGGGACCGCTCTCTCCAATGAAAGGACCGGAGGATGAGATTCGAGCGCGTGCTATATTTAGCTGGGACTTTCGAGCACCAAGCGGGAGAGGATTAAACTTTCCACAATTTAAAGATAATGAACCCGAGGTCGGTCGTCCAATCTGGTACTATTTAGATAGCCGAAATCAGGGAGAGGATGGAAAAGTAATCCCTCGATTATATCTCTATCCAATTCCTGATAAAGCATATGAGGTTGAATTCTTTGCTAATGTTCTACCTTCCGAGCTTGAACTAGATACCGATGAACCACGCATGCCATCTGATACCGTATGGGATATACTATTTCCTATCGCACAGGCTAAGATGCTCGCGGATCCAAGGTACAATGGAGATAACCGGGAAGTCTTAATGCGAATAGGGGAGGAGGCTAGAAAAAGACTTAGGACTTTGGTCTCACCTCAAAAGCATAAAGGTTCTCTTCGTTTAACCAAGCGTCCGGGCTGGTAAGTATATGAGCAGAGACCTGACAATCAGGCTGCTCGGCCGTCCGCAGGTATCTTCTGATAAGCGTACCGGGTTTAGCAAAGTATCTCGTCGCTATGTTGTCCAAGGCCCACGGGCTACACTTGCTGGTATTGTTGATTCTACGAACCCTTTGTTCTTACCTTATGGCAGTACGGACGAAGAATTTACGGATTACTATTTAATCGAGCAGACTCTTGCTCCCGCAAGCGGCACGCTTGATAAAGCATATCTTGTTCGCGAATTTTTACAGATTAGCACAAGCGCGATTCAAGAGGCGTATACACAGACCAATGATTTGATTCGTGTGCGCAAACGCTTCGCTGTTCTTCGCAATGATGATACGGCTCTCGGATACGGAACATTGTGGGCTAAACACCCTAGCCAAGCTAGTACATATGCGGAAGATCCCTGGGAGTATGCACCCGCATGGATAAGATCCGCTACTCCAGGATCTAAGAATTATAATGTCGATAATGCGGATACTGATCACGGATTTGGTACCGATATCCCGCAGGTCGGATCCGGAAGCCTTGGAACATTTGCCGGAGCTATTGCGAGCTCAGGGAATTGGATGGAAGGATATTCTGTAATGACCCAAGCTGGTTCCGGACTAGATGTATGGACGGTCGAATGGGTTACCCATGCCGCACCATACTGGATTCTCGGTACTGGGAGCGGGAATAGATCGAGATCGAGGACTGTCAACGTAGTTGATTTTGATGAGCAGGGTCTGTACTTAGTCGAATCTATCGCGTCATCAGGATCTGTAAGCTACACGACAAGGTCGATGACCTATAACTTTTTTGTTCGGGCTAATTCGATCCCATCGAATCTCGCGGAGATTGGCGGAGGCTCGGCGTCGGTAGAATTTTCTCCTTCTGTAGGCTACGACTTTACTATTACGGACAAAGCAGATATCAGCACACATTTTAGAACTCTAAGCAAAAACAGTGTGTGGGATGGTGGTAGCTCTTTAACTTTAGACGGAAAGAGTGTGGGGACTTTATCAGGCAATTCTTTAATTTTAGATTTTGATGCAGTCCCAACCAAAGAATTTTCAACTATAAAAGCATTTCAAGATTCAGACCTTGTGAATTTTAAAGGTACCCTAGTTAAATCTATAAAAGGGAACATTTCTTGGACTTCTACTAAAAGCTCTTACAGTTTTTCCTCCAGCTCAGGTACTTTCGGCCATACAAAAACATCAATAACTCCTCTATTTTCAAAAGGATCTGAGAAGATCTGGAAGGTAGCCATTACATATGTTGGAGGATGATCAAAAGTTTGAAGAGCTCGAATCTAAGCTCGCAGCTTTAAGCTCGCAGGTCGAAGACCTTGAGCAAGAGACCGAAGTCGATCCGTTCTTCGAGGACGATGTTCGTAGGGTAATAGACGATTTTAAAAGCCGTGAGCTCGCAGGTCTTGAGTCGGAGGACGAAGATTTTGATGATGATGAGGACTCTAGCTCGGATGATTTTATAAGCGTTCAGACTACAGCAGGTCCAAGCTTTAAAACTCATTGGATTGCTCCGACATCCTGCAATAATATGACCCGCGACCTTGCCCGCGATGCCTTTGTCCAGGGAGCAGCAGATAGGTATGGTACCAGCCAGCAAGTAAACAACGGAGATGTTCTTATTTTACTATGCCGCGAACCTGTAGCCGAAGAGCCGGAAGAGGGTAGCGAGGCCGAGGAGCCGGAGCCCCCCAAGAAAATATGTAGATATGTTGGGTTGGCTTATAATACATTAGTTCATCCAGCCTCTGCTGAGCCACCTAGCGAGACCGAAGAACTAATTTCTGCACCGGTTGGAAACTATGAAATATTTGTATGGAGCTCATGCGAATGCTCGGATGAGCCTGCAGAAACCGTTGTTCTCCCCTCCATATTTGAAGTATCTACCGGGTCAACATCCAATGGAAACTATGCGAGCATTGGAAGTGACGAATCTCCAGACATGTCAAACGCTGACGGGTTATTGACTGAAGCTTCTCTAAGAAAAAGCAAAGATACAAGCAGTTCTAATTTAGCCAAAGGACTGTCTAACACGCTATCTAAAAACGCTGCCGGCTACAAAGCTCAGCTTGTACAACTATCCCAAGAGCTTAGCAGATACCATCTAGATCAAAAAAAGAATCTGCTGAATTTTGAAGCTGATAAGAAAAATCTAAACTCTCATGGATTTGGTTCGGATCTTTTTGTATCCAAAAATCTAGAGCTTTCGAACGGAGAGTGCGGTAATCTTGAAACTGTAAGTATATCAGGAGAAACCTTTGACTTAGCTTTGCTTAAAGAAGGTACTCCTAGCTTAGGTTCGACTTTTCTTTCAACAGCAAAAATTAGCTTAGGTACTGCCGTAAGTATTGGCGGAACATTTAATTTAGATGTCTACGACACTAATCCAGTATCGTTAGGCCAAGATTTGAAATTTGAGACAGGAAGCACAGTATTCCTTCCGGTTATTACAGAGAAGAATGCGGATAAAATTGCTGATACTGATACTATAGATTCGCAGGCGTTTAGCTTAACAGGTGCTACTGTTACTTCGGATAGCTCTGGCGTAACTGTGTCTATCGGTACATCGGCTAGCACGTTTACTGCAAACTACTCCTCGGGTTTACTAACGCACAAAGGCTCTACAACTACCAACTCTGGCAGTATTAATTTTAATATTCCATCCGTAGAAGTTTCAATATCCGACCTTGTTGATTTAACAAATACCGCGGAGATATCCCCATATCCGATTACATCACTATCTAATGTTAGAGCAGATTCTGGTACTTATTCTGTATCTCTTTATAATATTCCATTACTTGCCAATCTATCGAAGGTGCGATCAAATTTTGCGGGTGGGCTGTATCGAGATTCTACAGCTATTGAGGGTTTAGACGGGGTTAGTTTAGGTAGTATAAATATTCCTAGCGGAACGACCGATCCCGGAGTTCCATCCTCTTCGGATCTTAATATATCAGCTAGCAAATCATCAGCCAGTGGGGGAGGGGTCGATGTAAGCCTCGGACTGGCCTGGACTGGAAATAGTTCAGAATATGATCATGGATTGTTTAAGGGTAATACGGCTGAGGAAAATCAATCCGCATCTGACTCATTTAATATTGAATTCAATGATCTAGCTACTCCTGGAAATCTTGGATCTGCAGGATCTTATATTAAAGAGCTACAAAATTTAGAGGGGTCAGGAGATTATAATAGCAATGGCGGGATTGATTTAAGTCTTGAATTTACATCTCTTAAAAGTCAGCTCAATTTTATTGATAAAGGATTTTTCAATAATGAGACAACTGTCTCAACTGGATCCGGATCTTGGTCAGTATCCATTTCGCCAATGTCAATTGGTACCTTTCCAGATCTTGGAGAAGAAAGATCAGATGCATTAATTTCTAATATATCAGGTCTTAGTTCTTCAATAGATTCGAGCCATAGCAATTCTGGAGATACTAAAATAAATCTTACTGGAAGCTTACAAAATACAAACTATACATTTACTAAAGGGCTGCTTACTGGTGCTACTGTTTCTAATGCCTCTAGCGTATCTTTAGGCAGTATAATAGTTCCCAAACCTGCTGGAACAAGCGATGACCACACGCCCGAACTTTTTAAAACATCAGTAAACTCGGGGGGTGCGAGCTCATTCTACCAAAAAAGCGTCTCTATATTTTCCAGCAACGATGCACTGATTAATTTTACGGACGGTCTGGCCGTGTCGCTTTCTAACCCCTCGTATACCGCAGGCGGTTCTCTAAGTATTGATGCTTCGAATTATAATACTGCGCATACTGAAAGGGTTATAGCTTCAATAGATATTCGATCTGACTATGCCGTAGTTTATAGCTCCGAAGAACTTGGCGAGGCTAGATATTATATTGATTATACTTACAAAGACATAACAACTACCGTTCAAAACGGTCTGGTTACAGATATAGCTGAAACTGGCTTAACTCCTGAAACACAAGGGCCTATTATTGTTCCTGCAACTCCTCTAAAATATTCTTGCGACGATACTCTTGGCTGTCAGCCAGATCCTTTGGGAGAATTTGATGAGCCTACTTGCGGGGATTCTTG